GTCCAGAGGATGACAAGCTACTTGAGGTAGCCTTCGTCCTTACGGATGACATGCTACAGATCAGAGATGAAATCAGTATCGTCATCCACCGGGACTACATTGAGTACGACAGTGCAGCCGACAAGTGGGAGCCACCCTTCGGCATCAACAAGATTGTCGTAGACATGCACAACGAGTCAGGTCTGTGGCGTGCCTGTAACAACGCACCTTCATCCTTTACCACTCGACGTGTCGAGAACCTACTGTGTGATTGGGTTGAAGCACATGGAGCCAAAGACCTACCACTGGTCGGCAACACCATTGGGTTCGACAGGAACTTCATCCGTCTCCACATGCCACGGCTACATGCGATGTTCCATTATAGGTCTTTAGACATCTCTAGTATTAAGATCGCATCTCTCCTGTGGAACCCTCTCGATGCTACCGAGCAGCCACGTAACGACAAGGTACACCGTGCACTACCTGATTGCCACGATTCCATTAGGGAACTAGATGCCTACCGACGAATCATTTTCCACCACGATTTCGCCGACTTTGAAAAAGATCCTTCCGCGAGGTAGATACATCTTAGGTGTGGACCCTGGCATGACGACAGGGCTCTCATGGGTCGACATAGTGTCCGGGGAAGAACACTCATGGCGACACGTATCGTTTGATAGTATGGCGAGCTACTTGTGGAGTCTAGGTTACCCCGGCAAGGACAACATCGCCGCTATCGTTATTGAGGACTTCGCTTTGCTTGGAGGTAAAGCCCTTGCCCAGACAGGTAGCAAGTTCGAGACTTGTCAAGTCATCGGCATGTTCAAGCTGTGGGCTTATGGTGATGGAACATCAATCTTCATGCAGCCTCCTAGCATTAAGCCGCTTGCCCAAGGCTTTTCCGGCGTCAAGCCTAAGGGCGCTCATAGTCTGTCCCATCATGTCGATGCCTTCAACCACGCCATCTACTGGCTACGAAGACAAGGACATTACCGAACCGTACTTGAAAGAGAAGGAGAATGACTACCACTGAACAACATCGAGCCCGCGTTAGGGAGGCAAACCTAGTTGCCGCCACCATTCATGGAGGCGTCAACGTGTACACCAAGAAGTGCTGGCAGTGTAGCTCCACCTTCCTCACCAACGAGAGCTTCGTCAACCTATGTAGTGATGACTGCCTGTCGGATTACCTCTACGACAGGGGACTTGATTGGGTACCCGAAGAGAACCCTGCCGACAGGTGGGCCATCGAGCCAGCAGGGATCATCAACAGTGACACCATCAGGGTGCTACAACAGTGGGCACGTAAGGTGCTAGCCATGAAGCTAGACTAGAAGACACGTGCAAACTTGAGGTTACTCCTAAAGTCCTTGGTCGTTCCTCCCCATACACCGTAGGCATCGTACTTGATAGCCTCCAACATACAGGAACCCTTGACAGGACAACCCTCGCAGTACTTCTGGATCATCCTGGTCATGTCTTTCATCGAAGGTGAGAAGGCTAGTTCGTATGCTTCCTTGCTGTCTTTGCAGTTGGCTCTTGCATTGTCCACGATTCTCCCCTTAGACTGGGAAAGGCTAGGTCAGTTTGTGCCCCCCTCACACACGCTGACCTAGCCTAACCCTCAAACGTTTAGATGTATGCCAAACACATTGTCATTTGGATGTAACTCACGTGTGATAGGTGGACCACCTACAGACTCCATGATCTTACCTTCGCCCACGTACACTGCCATGTGACCAACATAAACCATACCTCTCCAACCACCTTCCCATGCAACAAGGTCACCGGAGTCCAGCTCTGATACGGACACACGTGTACCAATCACACCACCAGGGAATAGGTCTTCACCTACCTCATAGCCTATTGATTGGTACACTGCATTCACCAGAGCTGAGCATTCAATCCCTCCTGCTGTACCTGTGTTCTCGCTAGGTACACCACTCCACATCGAAGCACCGCTACCATCTACGAACCTAAGCCCTGTCGCAGAGCCAGTGTCCGCAGCATAAGGTGGGATAGGTGTAGGTATACGTGCAGGTAATCCCATTTTTACTGGGTCGATAACAGGTGCGTCCATCCCGGCATCGACAGGAGGCTGAGTCATATGTCCTCCTATAGGAATGAGATGTGCACATGGTCACGGTGGGCACCAGTGTCATTGTTCATGGAGGGATGAGAGTACTGAGACCAACTTCCATTCTGCCAGATGCGATCACGCCAGATGATGTACTTGGTACCATAGGCAGACGGGTTGTTGATGAACCACTGAGCAACTGAGTTGCCCTGCTGGATACCTTGTGAGGATTTGTAGTTACCGATCATCACATCAAGGGCCTTACCCTTAGGATGATCTGAACCTGAGACAGAGCCACCTCCATATCCACCGATGTTGTTGATACCGAACGTCTTCTGAATGAAGCTTTGTGCAGCAGCTGCGTTACCTGCTAGACCACCTGAGGTAGTGGGTCCGTAGTTACCCCCATTGTAAGCAGCCTGCATGGCAGAAGGCACAGAGCTGGGGATGTACTTCGAGTAGGCACCAGTCTTATACACAGTCCATGCGTTCAACCCCTGTGACTGGTAAATGTTATAGGCAGCGATAGCAGATTGCAACGGGTCCATCGGGTTAGTAGGATACCACGGATTACCCTGATGGACTGAGTTGATCTGAAACAAGCCCTGATCTATCGTGCCATTAGGGTTACTGTGGGAGGCACCTGGGTTCCATGATGACTCAGCCATAGCAATAGCCATCATCGTAGGTAGCTGTGCCTCGGAGAATCCTGCACGACGCAGGACGTTAGCTACACCTTGAGCACCACCACCTCCCCAGTCACCTGAGTAGCCTGACCCACCTCCACCTGCATAGTTAAGTGCACCGAAGTTAGGATCGTTCTGCCAGAAAGCCTGACCTGCTGCCGCAGCATCAGCCCTCGACTTAGCCTCGATACGTGCCCACTCTTGTTGCTTGAGTGCATCGTTACGTGCACTGACTACTGCGTCAGCCTGGATGGCACCTGTCGTAGCCTTAGCTGAGTTGCCCCTGATGGTATCGAGACGGGTGTAGTACGTGTCGTACGGCAGCTGTCCCGCCGTAGGTGAGATGGTATCTTGTGCCTGCTGGCTCTGATACCTCTGCTGTACTGCCTCGTCTGTCTTCTCCCAGGCTAGCTTATTCTTGTCACCTTCCAGAAGAGAGGGTGCTGTCATTCAGACATCCTCCCTGTCGCCACAGAAGGAAGTCCGATCCTACCCTTTTCAATCCTGTCCTTGAGCATGAGGAAGGGATCATTCTCTTCTTGATACTTCTGGTTATCCTGACGTGCGATGTTAAAGTAGCTAGCCCTATCGGTGTCCTGCATGTTGAAGGGCAGCCAGTAGTTCTGCATACTCTGGTTGAAGAAGAAGTCCTTCTCACCCTTCTCCATAGCACGTGACTCATCGAGCTTACCACTCGACAGGAGTTCCTCAATCGAACCTGTGGCAGATATACCCGACAGGGCAGACAGCTGGTTCAGGTATGGGATACCTCTGTCGATCCACTCGCTCTGATCTGGGATATAATGTTCCTCAGCAAACAGATGATGACCCTGCTGTAGACCAATAGGAATCTTAGCGAGTGGGTTAAGCATCTCTCCAATGTTAGCAGCAACATTACCCTGCAAGACACTAGCCATTGCCTCAGTAGGTGAACCATAATCCACCATAGTACCCTGTCGGTTATCATTCGCCAGGGGGCCAAACAAACTCTTACGAAGGAAGTCAGGGTAGTAGCTACCTTCCGGGAACTTACCTTCCTCACCTGGCTCCATACCTAGCATACCCTGTAGGTTAGTGTGAACTTTCTGGATAGCAATAGGTCGTTGCGGGTTAGTAAGCGTGGTCATAAACATGGTAGGTGCAGCCTGCTTGAACCACTGGTAGAAGGGGAAGACACGACGCATGTACTTACCCTCGAACTTCGACAGGCCGCTAGCATCCGGGTGGAACTTCAAGACACGTGTCGAGAGACTACGCATCATAGCCTCAGCACTGTCGAACTGACCAGTCACCTTACCGTTCTGCATCAGACCAATGAGGTGTGCCAGTCTTGCGTTGTTGGAGCTAACCTCTGACACCTTACCTGCCACCTGGATCAGAGACAGTTCATTGATGGCATCGAGAGGCTTGTTAAGCCCACCACCTGAGGCTTCGAGGATGTCCTCTAGCTTACGGTAATCAAGCAGCATACCTGACTGGTGTGCCCACCACTCGATCTGATTGTACGAGACATCTTCTGTCTTACCGTTCTTCATCTTAACGGAGACAGCCTTACCCGTAGCCTTAGGCGGGTTCGGAGACAGGAGGGCATTGACCCTTGCCAGGTCATCCTGAACACCATCCAGGCCCTTCTTACCCTTCCACCCTGTCGTACCTCCGAGCTTACCTCCTACACGTTGAACCTCAAGTGCCTTTAAGTTGTTGGCAGGGTTCATGTACCGAGCACCATCCATGCCAGTGAAGATGCTATCACCAATGAAGTTTCTCATGTGGTGACTGACACGGAGGACAGTAGAGCTAAGCTTCCAAGCCGACAGGTAGGGGTCGATGAAGTCCTTCATCAACTTGTTGTTGAAGTTGGTGTTCTTCATAATCTCACGTGAGTACCGACCGAGCATGTCGATATGCTCAGGATGGTAGTACATGTCACGGTCCACCATATGTGACAGGTCGAAGTCCTTAGACCTAGCAATCTTCAACATGCCAGGCTGCTTCACTGCACTACCAAACTCAGCAGAGAAGTACCTGCCTACAGCTGAGTGACTTGACAACTCCATCTGTACCTGTCGGTGCTTGTTGAGGAAACCAATGGGGTCCTCAATGTTAGTGACCTCACGCCACTGCTCCGGTACCTCAAGGTGGTTATCCTTAGCCCTGTACTCGAAGCCCACGTCATGCTTACGCATAAGCTGGTTGATAGTGTCCAGCTCGAAACCATTCCTGAATGCACTGGTGTCACCCCAAGAATTGACACCTGAACTCATGGAGATGGTGTTCTCCATCGCAGCATTTAGGTCAGCGTATGCAGTCTTCTGAGTAGCTGATAAGCCAGCCGAACCCGACCTGTTACGCAGAGCCTCAAAAGCATAATGAACATCAAGAGGATCATGCTCTCTCAGCCTCACCATGATGTTATTGAACTGGGCCATAGTATCACCAAAGTGATTGAAAGCCTGGCGTCCGATAGGGAAGAGCTTACCCATACCATAGCCACCTGAGACAGCACCAATGATGCCATCCAGCATACGTCGGAACAGACCATCAGTGACGACACCTGGCACGTCGATCTGACGGACACCTGCCATCTGAGCACCAGTCTGGATGATCTTGACCTGCTGCCTAGCCCACCTCTGCTGCTGCTTGTTCACCTGATTGGTGTTGTTACTGGTGCGACGTGCCTTCGCCTGCTGACCAGGCTGTGAGGTCCAAGGGTTCTGTTGGCGTGAACCTCGTGCATTCATAGTAGAGTTCGTGGACTGTAGTCTGTTACTCTGCTGCACATGTCGTGCAGTCTGGATGTCAGACTCGATGACCTTCTCAGCGATACGTGCACCTGCCGTACCTGTTGCAATGGTGGCACCGTTATCACTGGCACCACTGGCACGCGCAGCCTTACTCGCAGCGTTAGGCAGGTCAGCTACGGCAGCGAGCTTCTCACCTACGCCTACGTCAGGATCATCGAGAGTCTTGGCAAGGTCATCACCTAACCTACCACCGACCTCCTTACCAATGGCAGAGTCACGTGTAGCGTGCTCCGCTAGGTTAGCCATAGCCTTGCTGTGCAGTGCCTCTCGCTTACCCCAAATCTCAGTGGCGTAGGTTACAGCACGCTTATCAAACGTCTGCCCTGTATGATGTGCTGCATGGATAGCCCGAACGATCTCAGGGATAGCCTCATCAGCTGACTTGCCAGCCTGCAACAACTCGATAGACTTAGCTGCCGCCGCCATCTGTGAGCTGGGAGGAATGCTCCACTTGGAGAACTGCATCTTGTTAACGAGAGCAGGTCCCAATGCTTCGTACACATCATGGGGGTGCATAGGATAGCTTGCTCCCCCAGGTGAACTGATGTTATCGTAGATACCCTTAGACTCATTAGCTGCCTTGCTAGCCTTAAGGTCTTCCATGACCTTACCCTGCATGGCTACTTTCTTCTGCTTGAAGTCCATGCCATCCAGGTCAGTCCTACGTTCCTGGTTACGTACCCATGTAGTAGCCTTGTTAGTGAGAGCCCTAATCTCTTCGTACTGCTGGCTAGTTGTCCTGACTGCCGCTTCACCTGCCTTGCGGGCAGCAGTAGGTACCACGATGGGTACCTCACCTGTGATCTTAGCTGCCGTCTCGACTAGTGTCTCACCTGTCCTGGCAGCTGTAGTCGTAACCAGATCATTCGCTACGTTGGAGACTGGAATCTTATTGCTAGCCGCAGCAAGGTCAGTAGCTACATCACCTGTTGACTCAGGCATGGAGACACGAGGCGGCGCACTTTCATCGACAGGGTGGATAACAGATGGGCGAGAGGTAACCTGCTCAGCTACTGCATCAGTGACAGCTTTCGTATCCTCCACCTTAGCTGCCGCGACGGTGACATCATCAACCCTCTTAGCCGCAGCGGCTGTGGTAGGCTCCATCATGTTCACAAGCCACTTAGGCAGAGGCTTACCTGCCATCGCCTTTATAGCATCCTTGGTACCTTGATGCCAGTCAGTAGGAATCTTGGAGACTTCCCTGACCTCACGTTCAGAGAAAGGAGCCCTGGGTCGTGTACGTTTGACAGCCGACAGGTCAGTGACACCCTCAGCACCAGCCTGGAACCTGGACACAGGTAGACCAGCCATGATGGCTTCTTCTGGTGGCAACGGGGCCTTAGGAGCCGCACGTTCTAGATCACCAGCACCGAACATACCTTGCTGGCCCTCTACCTTAGGCGTGACCTGAGGTCCATTGAACCCCACACCCTGCCTACCTGTCGGAGGTGCAACAAGGTTCCTGAGGTTCTCACCAATCTGGTCAAGGTCAAACGGTGCCTTAGGTCCAGTAGGTGTGAAGGCGTTGAAGTTACCGAGTCCCGAAGGTGTAGCTGCTCGTGCTCCTTGTCCAATCGTAGGCATGACACTCTGCGTAGGTACAGAACCCGCAGCACGTCTAGCCTTACCTGCCTGCATAGCCATGACAGAGTTAAGTGATCCAGGTGCACCGGCAGGTGTAGGGGCAGCACCCGGCATAGGTGAGCCCCCGCCCCTACCTCCCGTTGGCCCAGGACCAGGAGTAGGTGTGGGTGTAGTAGGTGCAGCACCACCAGTAGGTCCTCCACCTGTGGGACCTGTGTTAGGTGATGGAGGATTGGTACCACCACCAGTAGGTCCAGCACCTGGAGAAGGTGGTTGTGTCTGACGTGCGATAGCTTCGGCAGCCGTAGCCTCAGCAGGGATGACATCATCCGGGCCAAGCTCACGTACCGCAGCCTTACCCTTAGTGATACCCTTGTAACCTGCGCTGGCACCCTTACCTAGCCAGCCAAGAGGGATGAAGTTCAGAGGGTCAGTGAACAAGTCCCAAGCTAGACCTGTTGCGAAGTCACCATCGTTGTCACTAAAGTCACCAGCAGCCGCTCTCCGCGTCTTGGAGATGTCAGCACCGCGCGTCTTGTCGATACCCGACAGGCCAGCCCACAGTGATTCGAGAGGGTTGTCTGTGTTGGGGTCCTTATCGTAGGTGTCCTTGATAACATTGTTCAAAGCAAAGGCAGGTCGAGAGATAACGTCGAACAACCTGTCAAGGAACCCTAGTTCATCAGGTCGCTTCTCTACTGATGAGTCAAAGGTTTCGGGATTCCAGAGCGGACCCTCAGGTATATCATATCGAGGCGTCGTAGGTGAAGCACCACTAGCCCCTGTCGGAACATAGCGGCGCTCACCACTCCTACGAATAGCTTCGTTGAGTGCATCCCAATTCTGCTTTGACGCCACCTCAACTCCTAAGCTTTCTTCTCCTGGTAGTAATTAGCTGCTGCTGCCTGAGCAAGTGCCGTCGGAATACCTGTGGAAGCAGCTAGTTGGTCACGTACCAATCGAGCAAAATTAGCAGCCCTTACCTGAACAGTTTCCTTAGCCTCAATCTGAGACGCATCAGAAGTGTAAGATGCGAGCATGTCATCAATGGCTCGATACACCTTATCAGTGGCAGCCTCATCATCACCAAGCTGATGCTTCAACCAGCCATACGTCTGAGTCTGACCTGGGTAGTCGCCCATATCAAACTCACCTGCCCCACCTCCGGCTGCACCGGCACCTGCTAAGGTTGCCCAGTCAATGTCAAAGCCTTGCTGTGTCTTCCACAGGTCAAAGGCGTTAGCGTAGTCCTGCTGATCCTGTGATTCCCAGGTAGTGTACTGACTCATCTGGTTATTGAACAGGTCCTGCAAGGCTGCGTAGTCCATCTGCTGACCCTGCATCGACAGGGAAGCGTTCTGACCCTGCATCTGGAAGTCCCTATCGGCTAGCTGCTGAGCTAGTTCCAGTGACGTAGTAGCCTGCTGACCTGATGCGTTAGCCTTGTTGACATCAATACCTGCAAGGGTATTCATCAGCTGTGAGTCAAGGTCCTGCTGAGCTACCAGACCTTGATGCCCCATGATGCTGCCATACTGGGTGTCATAGTTACCCTGTGCCAGCTTCTGAGTATCGAGGAACTGCTGCTGTGACTCAGTAGCTGCACCTGCCTCAGCCTGTTCAGAGGTCTGCTGCTCAACACCTTGCTGCAACATGGTAGGTGCACTCACATCAAGACCGTAAGCTTTCAACTGCTCTGCCATGTTAGCGTTAGCTGAACCCTGACTCTCCGCGATGTCAGCCTGCTGAGCCTCGCCACGTGCAGCAGTCTCAGCCTTCACCTCATCGAATCTGCCCGCTGTGTCCGCTGCCGCTTTCGCAATGTCCTTGGTGAAGTTCTCATACAGCCCTGCGGTAGCTTCCTTACTGGTCTTGCCCTGAGCCTGAGCATTTGTTCGAGCAATGTCAAACGCTGCAAGGAAAGGAGCGAAGGCTTCGGCCGCGATCTTCTTAGCTTGCTCAGTGAAATCCCTCATCTCAAGGACAGGCACGTTGAAGTTAGGTGCACCCGGCGCATTTGGAATGTTGTACGGGTTACTAGGTGAGTCATAGATGAAAGGCGTAGGTGCAGGCTGCGCATTCCGAACGAACACGTCACCATTAGTCTTTGTAGGAGGCTTCTTTCCCAGATCAGTACGCCCAGGTTGATCGGGCATAGGATCAACGGCACCACGTCCACCATACCCAGTAGGCGGTTTACCTAAAGCAGGTACGTTTGGGTTAGTAGGGTAGTTTGCCACACCTGTGTTAGAAGGGTTAGGTGTACGCTGAGGTGTACCGCTACCGTGAGGGTCGACAAAGAAGCCTGTAGTGGGTGTCCCAGACTTCATGGCATTAGTGGCCTTGATCCTGAGTTGAGTACTGGCATTACCTAGCTGGTAAGCCTTGATCTCATCAGGAGTAAGTCCCGCTGCCCTAAGCTTCTTCCTCTGATCTATACTCAGGTCGATCGCCATTAGCCGACCTTCTCACGTGTGATCGTCTTCTCCATACCCATCGGTACCTCACCAAGTTGGATAGCATACTTGGCAGCGATCTTATTCACAGCGTCCTGCAAGGCTGACTTGTCCGCAGCCTCCTGCTGACCTGCAAAGGCATTCATAGCCACGTTCTGAGTATCTACACTCTCATCACGACTTTTCAAGAGAGAGTTCAACCTGTCGGTAAAGTCATTGCCGATGTTAGTCTGAGACTGTGCAAACAGGCCGGACCTACCGACACCGCGACCTACGAAGTCATTCCCGTTAACGTACAGAGCCTCACCATAAGCACCCTCGTTAGGGTCAAGTGACCACACCTCATCAGAGCCAGCACCTGCTGCTAGTCCGACAGGTTCGGCAAACTTGGAAGCCTTGTCTCTCTTGAGGAAGCCCATACGTCTCTTGGCGTCACCAAACTGACGGTCATACTGGTCACGTGTCAGCTTCTGCTGTGCACCAAAGTCAGCCTTGGCACGTGCCAGGTCAGCTACCGTCTTCTGGTACTGGTCATCAGCCTTAGCATCAGGGATGACGATGGTCTCCATGACAGGTTCAGGTGCAGCCATCATGGCAGTAGCTACAGCACCACCGCCACCACCTCCACCGCCACCTGATGAACCGCCACCTCCACCTGATGAGCCACCTCCACCACTACCAGTAGATGGTCTAGGCGCAGCCTTTGGAGCAGCAGGACGACGATCTAATGCTATGTCATTAGCTTGACGCTCAGCATCGGTATAGGTAACCTTCTTCTTACGATCCAATGCTACGTCATTAGCTTGACGCTGAGCATCAGTGTAGGTGATCTTCTTTACCGGTGCCTTAGGCATTACGAACCCAGGTCGTGGGACAGCAGGAGCCTTCCAGCCAGGCTGAGCATAGCTAGGTGCGCCTATCATCAGAACTTACCTCCCCCAGCTGGACGACTGTTAACATCCTTGAAGTACTTAGTAGCGCCAGGGAAAGCAGGAACTCTCCTAGTAGGAGAAGGCTTGTCCTTAAAGTACTTAGTAGCACCGGGGAAGGCAGGAACTCTGTCTGCGTTAGGGTCAGGCTTAGGTGATGGTCGAGGTGAAGTACGTCCACCACCACCACCCTTACGGTTAGCAGCAGCCTGAGCAACATCTCTTGATGTTAGTGCCATTACGGTCGCCGCCTAAGTCCGAACAACATCAGCAGAAGGATGATAACAACGATGATCGTGACGATGATGAGCAGCACAGAGGTATCCATCAGACAACATCACGTGAGGTAGTCATTTAATTCCTCTTTTCTCTCTTTCCTTCTCCTGAGCCCTATCGCTCTTCCAGAGAGGATTTTCGTGACCTGCTCGGTACTTTTCCTGGAGTATACGTGCCTGCATATGTGAAAAATCCCGGTGTTGCGGATCACCACCATTAGGATAGGTACCTCCCGGCCACCTGTCGAACCGGAAAGGAATCTTGTTGTACTCAGGTATCTTCTTAGGAGGACCTGGGTTCTCTTTAGGTTTTAACTTCTTACCAGGGTAAGGATCACCTGGCTTCGTCCACCTATTCTTCTGATTCTTCTTCCACTCATCATAAGCATCTGTATTTGCGGGTCTATTCCTTCGTTCTATATCACGTTTACGTTCATCCTCTTTAGTTTCATTGCGCCGATCCTGTACCTGACTGGCGTCAAGTTTAGCTTTAGGATTAAAGAACTGACGCATCCTAGTACTGAACATGTCCCCATCTGTTGTAGTAATACTAGTCCAGTCTGCGTCTACCTTAGGAAGCTTCTTCTTCTTGTCATCCTTATCCTTGTCAGCAGCAGCCTTAGCTACATCATAGGATGAGATACCCTTACTCTTAGACGACTCATTCTTTGAAGAGGGCCTTGGTCTAATAGGTGGCATTACCTAGCACCTCGCAAGTAGTCAGCTGACATGTAGTTACCATTCTGTGCAGCCTGCATACGCTGTAACACAGCCTGTCGCCTAGCTGCCTGCTCACGTCCCCGTTGGTCATACCCTCGCTGACCTTGTGCTGACACAGGTCCAGACGTAGGGTTGCTACGTCCTTCGAGACCATAACGCTTCGCACCTGCCGCATACGGGTTATACCCATCCGGCTTCTGCATCAGAGGGTTAGTCACGAGGTTTCCTTAACCACTATCTGCTTCTTCTTTACAAATATGGTTAGATCATAGACTCTAAGGCTTGCGTCAGCAATACCCCCGTTGGTAATCACGTCGAATACAAGGGTGAAGTAAATCTGACGGAACCTTACCTTCTTCAACATCTTAATGAACTTACGTGCATACCCACCTAAGGTAGGTGTGATGGTATCAGCGATAGGGATGCTGATGTTGTTCGACCACTTGACACCATTCAAGGCAGCATTAGCCCAGGTACCTCGTGCAGCCCGAACCTCACGGTAGGTGGAGTTCCTGCTAGCGTTAGGGATGTTCAGAACACCAACGAACTTACCTGAGGTTGCTACTGCGATACCCCACCAGAAGCACACCTTATAGGCATACGGCATATCAAAGTCATATGTCTTGGTAGTAATCTTCCCCTGGAAGAACTCAATGTTAGCAGGTGACGGTACACCCGCTACCAAACCAGATGACGTAGTAGCTCTGACATCCTGAAACTGGTAGGACTCAGCAGGTTTCGACAGGGAGGCAGACATAGCGTATGCAGTGTCGAGACCTACCGTGGCACTAGGGATCACCACAGCCTTACTGAACTTCCTCGTAGACTCCCACGAGGACCATCGCTGCACCCTCAGGCTATACACGTAAAGGTTCTTGAAGTACCTAACGAACAACCTGTCACGATGTAATGTCAGCCCGTACTGGTCCTTAGCGAACAGGTCCAGATCAGTTTCCTGCACCATGTTAATCAACGGAGAGATGCGTGTGTAGGTGAACTGGAAGAGTTCATACACAGCATTGTCATGCAGGCAGTAGATGGTGTTGTTGTTATAGACCACGACACAGTTGACAGCAGGGACACCAATGGTGGCGTCAATCTCATTCAACTCAGACTTACGTGGATCGGTAGTATAGGTATACTTATGTGTGCTGTGTTCCTTGAACAACAACAAGTCTTGACCTAACCTCTGAATGTCCACCAACTTCTGACCATTACCTGACGCAACATCGAAGTAATCAGTAACAGTATTCCAGGCTTGAGATGGATCAAGGTAAGGTGAGAAGTAGAACCGTGAAGTATTAGCAGTAGCACCCACACCACATGCTATCCATAAACGATCACGGTACTGAGCTATAGCCTCACCCTTAGGCATACTAGCTAGCACCGCCCATGTGGTCGTGCTAGGTGTAGGTGCATCGAAGTACCCACCGTTAACAACGCTACCTGTCTTAGCTACAACCCAAAGCCTGTTGTTATACTGAATACAGCACACTGATACACAACCCGGACCTGTGTTAATCACAGATGCACCTGTTGCGATGTTCACCAGATGGACTGAATTGTCGACAGGGGTGGACACGACCAGGAACTTCCTGCCATCATTAGGCAGGTAGACACCTAGAAAGGTAGCACCTGCCGCGTTCAGGCCGGTGATGTTAAACATGTTGATCTGAGGACGGTTTACCAAGCTACCGTCAGTGTCAACCTCCATGTTGGTTAGCTCAAAGAGTTCCTCGTTCTCGATGAACTCACCTGAACCCGACGAGTTATGCAACCCACCTGCGAAAGGTCCCAGCTTAAATGTTCTCGTGTCCTGGATGGATGATCCAGTTGACTGGACAGCTGTAGTCACCACTCATACTCGCTATCTGTGGCAACCCACAACTCGCCAATCATGTTAGATTGAGCATTGGTATCTTCCATCAGCTTATCCTCGAACTGCTGACGGTTGACCTGATGACCCTGCCAGTCCTCATCTAGCTCGTAAGCCTTGGAGTTGACATACTCGCACACCCTGTCGAAGTACCGGTCAGGCACCGACAGCTTGTCATTAGGTGAGGTTACAGTGGTGGGCAACTTACTGTAGTTCACAGAGATGTCTTTGACCACACTAGGTACAGGCCACAGGTATATCATGTCAGCCCACGTGTACCACAGGGTAGGTGTACCTGTCTGTGTGGTGTTGGAGCCAGCTAGCTGAGTCCTGATACCCTCAAAGTTCTTAGGCTCCAAGATGTTACCGTCATACATAACAGATTCGATCTGGAGGATGTCAGGTGGGACAGGATAGGTCTGCTGATTAGCCACCGCACTCTGCACAGCTGTCGCCTGGATCATCGGGTTCTTATTGACGATCTCTACCTGAGCCTGGTTCGTCCATGCCGTGATGTCAGAGTCAGTGATCTGAACACCTGACTCGTCACCAAACTGACGCTTGACGTAACGTGTCACGTCAGCGAGGGTTTTAGTTGCTACACCTAGAGGCATGACTAGCTCCTGTACTTGCGCTTACCGTGCTTAAAGGTATGAAGGTGTGACTTCATCATGCTGACCACAACGTCCATACGTTCGTCGTGCTCTTCCTGAATCCTCTGGTCATTAAGCAACTTCACAGCATCGTTGTGAGCCATCATCCTGTCGAAGATGTCCTGAGGACGATGCTTACGGAAGTCGTTCTCGAAGCACCACTCTAGGAGACGCTCGTCAATTTGGTCTTCTCGCCAGTAGGAGAGGAACTGACATGACCCATCTGGATGCTGATGAATGATTGCAAAGGGCCGCCCATCACCTTCCTCACGATCCTGTGGCTCAATCCAGACAAGGAAAAGTTCAGGGTCGTAGTTGTTGATAACCGAGGCGACTCGCTTGTGAAGCTGATTGACGAAACGTCCGGTCTGCTCATCATACTTATACTTGTCTCCTAACAAAGGATTAACCGTGCTCATCAAACCACCTTAGGAGTTGCTGTACTGTTGCTATTGTTGATGGTACCTACCCAGGCATAGTCAGTCTGTGCGGTGTCAGGTGTGTCCCCATCAAAGTAGATACCGGCAGATGAGACCTCTTCAATCAACAACCCTGTGGCATCAAGAGTGTCACCGATAGCCCATACAGTCTGTCCAGCGAGGGTGTCGACATCAGCTACCACACGCATACCTAGAGCACCTGCTGGTGCAATATGTGTACGAGACAACCTTGTCCACACACCTGATGTCAACTGCTCTGTAGGGTTAGCAGGTGCATTATCAGGAATGAACACAGCACCCGCTGATGCAGTCCTATCATAGAAGTTAGCAGCTAGGTTGGCACCCTTAAACCCTGTCGGAGATACAGCTTTCATCCACAGGGAGATGGTTACAGCATCGCCAGGCAAGACTGAGAAGTATAGTGAAGCATCACTTCTAATCTCGAACCCTGTGTCTGTATTGCTGGTAGGTGCTGCCGTCCAAGTCTTTCTCCGACAGGTCGTGATACCAGTGGTTGCAGGTCCAACCTGAGCAGTGGCATAGCTATAGGTACCTGCTCCACCACCACCACCGAAGAACCTTGTGGTAGTCCAACCTCCACCGAGATTAACAGCTCTGGGGTTAGTAGCATAGTTGGTACGTACTTGACTAAGCACACCGTTAGCAGTGTTCTTGTCATCTGACGTGGAGTTGTTACCAGGCCAGAACTTAGACTCGTTGTCAGTTCGAGAGCTACTAGCACTACCTCCGTTGTTAGCGAAGTAGTCAGAAGCTAGGTCCTCTACTGACTTAGCAGGTGTGGTAGGCCCACCATAGGCTTTCAACCTCATGTCCTGAATAGACAGACCAGGACCATATGACGACAACAAGGAAGCGTACTCCTTGTCAGTCAAGCTTCCTGTCATCTTATCTCATCTCTTCTCTCACGCCTTGAAAGTCTCATGTCAAACAAGTTCTCAACAGGGAGAATGCCTATCATCACCATGCCGATGACTAGCATAGCCACAGTGTTATGTGAGTCAGGGTCAATCAGTGCAAAGATTGTTATGACAACACCTAGTACGAAGATAACAATGCGGCGCATACTTTCAAATATCTTCCAAAACTTAGGATGCGCCACACGCTATCTCCCCTATGAGAACAGTCGTCGCCAAGTGTTAGGTCCGAGTAGACCATCTACTCCCAATCCGTTTGCACGTTGGAAGCTCTTCACCCCCTCATAGGTTTCACCTGCGTAGGTGGCCCCGTACTTACCATCAGCACCGAACCTGGGTAGAGACCCAGGCATCTTCACCATGAGCCTACGCTGACCCTTCTTCAAACCTTCAATCCAAGAAGCCTGTTCACCAGCCATTCCTGAGATGCAATTACGAGGACCAGACTTAGGCCCGTAGTAGTAACCAGAAGGAAGGGGGAAAGGTTCATTTGACGGTGGAGTAGGATTAGGTGGGGTAGGAGTGCTGCCACCGCCACCACCGACAATACCTCTAACGTAAGCAGTATGCCGAGGAACATCGTTAGGTGTCCAGCAGTACTCAAAGTGCATCGCGTCCTTAGAGCCTGAGTACCTACCACCCCAGTAGAAGCCTGCCTTCTCCCACATGTTGACTGCCGCAGGAGGGATGTCACATACCAAAGGACTCGTGTACGGATTGGCAGGTGCGTTGATGTCTACTGCACGACCCTTAGAATGGTTACTAGCTGTCTTGGTACCTGAGATGGCTCTGTTACTGTAACCCCAGCACCATCCGGCAGGAGGCTTCTCAGCAGGTCCATAACAGTTGTAGCCGTGCTTCGTCTCAGTTGCTTCCAACAGAAGTGTCACCAAAGGTACCAACTCTACACGTACAGTCAGAGACACATTGCCATACCTGGCAACACCTAGCAGGTTAGCTGGAACACCTGCGGGCCACTTGTATGGACCCCAACCATTCTCAGCGTTAGCGTTGCGACCTGCGTTAGCATTACCACCATACTGAGCATATGAGTACCCCATCACTCAGCCTCTTCCTTGTACTCAGGTGTCTCAGGGTCTTCTTCTTGAACCTCAGTCTCAGGATCAAAGTGCTCTAGGACCCGCTTATGGAGACCCTCTTTGTCCTCTACCAGATCATCCAGATCACTGCCGCTCATGTCCTACTCCTAACTGTGGTAGAGAGAACGAATCGCTTCTACTGCTAGCTTAGCCTTCTTCTCCCAAGAAGACGTGTTGGTATAGATACCAAACCAACCTTCATTAGTATTAGGTCGAGATGGGATGTCAAGATCGGCATACACCATAGCGACATCAATCCACGGAAGATCAGCACCCATATCTTGCAGGTTTGCAACCAACAACTTAGCCTGGTTCTCAGGTGTCTGACCTCCGAGAGGCTTACCTGATGGACTAGGAGGTGTGGGTACGCCAAACTCAGACACCCATACCATCTTTGATGTAGCGTTATGCTGAACCATCAGCTGTCGGAGATAGGTGTACCTCTGATGGTCATTAGCTACATCGTAATTATGGAACGAGACACCATCGGAAGCATTGAAGAAACCAGCATTAAAGCACTCTGCTAGCCAAGGCTTCCAGTTACCAAGGTACACATGCTCAGATGCACCGATGATCTTGTAGTTAGGATCAATGAACTTCAACCTGGGATAAGCAGCCTTAGCTGCCTCTGCGTACTGTGTGCCGGTGATCTTAGTGGAGTTAATCTCATTAGGGTACTCGAACACTAAGACATCAGGGCCTAGACCTAGTGACTTAGCATACTGTGCCATCTCACCAACGAACTGCCCATAAGCAGTTGTGTTCAATGGAACCTGACCGTTCCACTGGTTACCAGGGAAGGATGCTCTCAGGAGTACCTTCATGTCTGCGGCACGAATGGCACTTGTCCACTTGTTAACGTTAGCTCGCCAGTCACCATCACTGGAGAAACCTACACGAGCCCATACATCTCCTGGAGACAGGGCACGGAGGTTACGCAGATGTGCTGAACTGATAGGGCCAGCTAGGGCCTCACCATTAAGAGAGAAGCCTAGTACAGGCAACTCATCAGGATTCTCGACAGGAGGTGGATCGACAGGAGGTGGATCAACAGGTGGGGTTTCACTCTCAAGCTCTGCGATCCGAGCTTTCAGCATGGTGATCTCATCATCGGCAGCTTTACGCTCAGCTGCTAATGCGACATCGGTGTCAGCTCTGGTGCCCACTACTGATCCTTTGCTATAGGTAAGTGATTTGATACCTTGACCTTTAACGTCAGGCCGAGACAGGAACTCAGCGATGCTTGCTACCACTGCGATAGCAAGCACCGCCAAGACCACTGAGAAAGCCTCTCTTACAAAGGCTCTCATGTTTACTCAGCTTTCCGTGATGTCTTTCATCACGAAATGAGCATTGCGACGATCAGTACCCAACTCGGAGTACTGGAACATCGTCGCCGCATAGGCGTCCTTGATGGTACCTGCGACAGAACCTGGGACACGATCCCACATGCTGCCGTCGTAATCCATCCAGTCCCAATCAGCATCACGGTAGAGCCGAATGTTAGGCTCCGACAGGCCGTAGATGGTGTTGAACGGGCAGTCGATGTCCGCCACCATCGGGACCTCACCCTGATCTGTCGTGAAGACCAGACCGGAGTAGCCACCTGTGAACTCCTTGACGTTGGAGAACCTACGTGCCTGGACAAGCAGGTTCCAGAACGCACGCTGCACACCAAGGGAACTCACCAGAAGTGTCGTCTTACCACCGTTGTTACGTACCGCGTGAACGTTACGCATCATGGCAGACTCAGACAACGGCCGGTTGGTTCCACCGTTAGCATCAACGATGGACTTCCAGATTGGGTAGGTGGCAGGATCGACACCATACAAGATGCCCGAGTTGTTGACGATAGCCTTGAGGCCCGTCCACTCACGGTTGGCGCTACCTGTCCGAACGAACACGTCACCAGCCGCAAAGGTGACGGAGTTCGCAGCCAGCACCACAGCACCTGTCTGAGGATCAACAGACGTGACCGTGACAGGTGAGCCAGCCTTAGCTGCACCATCAGCCGCAAGGGTAGCCGGGACGTACACGTCCAGGAGTTCACCTGCCTGCAACTGCTGCACACCTGCGGTGATGGTAGGTGTCGTGCTGGCACCCACCGTAGAGGTGGTAGCGATGGCACCTGTACCGTCACCATAAATCTGACGGTTAAGGTCCTTCGCAAGGTCATCCTTGAGACCATTCATCTCAAGGTCCAGACCTGCAACGAACGTCTGCGGGTCCTTGTTGGCAAGCCGCAGGGTCTGACCAGTCAGCTGCACCGAACCGTACAGGTACTTGAGCCGCACCTGTGCCGGGGCAGTTCCCTGGTTACCAGCAATCGGCAGGTTCTCACCTTCACGACGACCACCGAGACCTGTGTTTCGAGAAACGTGAATCGGGAAGACACAGTACTTGCCACCCACGTTGGAAGAGATGACGCTTCCTCCACCGTTACGAGCGATGCGCTTGAGAAGCACAACCTCGTTATTGAACTGCTCTCGCAGCTTACCGTCGTACACTTCCTTTAGCACACCCGTAAGGGTGGCAAGACTTGCTGGCACGTTAACCTCCAGAGTTAACAAACTTCAACATTTGTACCAGGTGTGCTTGACGTTCCTCTTCATTCATCTTACTGACAGGCTTCTCGGTGGTAGGTGCCACTGAACCTGACGGTGGAAGGATGTTAGGTGCCTGTCGCCCCTGGTTTTGGGCTTGGTACATTCGCTGGAAGACAGCCTTCTGTTCCTCAAAGGCAGCATTGGCATCAAGCTGCTTGCCTTGATTGACCTGGTTAAACATACGTCCCAGGACATCCTGCACGTCTACCGCTGGGCCAAACTTGTCCACCAACCCCTGGACCTGCTTGTCGATCTGTTGCTGGTAGGTGTCAACCTTTTGGTTGTACTGCTGCTGCTGGACATACTCGTCCATCTGAGCTTGACGTTGCAAGAGATCATATTGCTGTTGTTCCAACTGAGCAAGATAAGGGTCCTTGTCCAGACCTTGCTCATCAGGGTCCTGCTGATCCTGTAGCTGACCTGTCTGTTGCAGATGGTTGTACAGAGACTGATAGACCTTCATCGGGTCCGACTGAATCTGCTGCAACAGGTTAAGGCCGTAACCTAGAGCCTGAGGGTCCACACCTGAATAGGCTTCATATGGCTTGTACTTACCCTCAAGCTCCTGATACTTCGTTTCGAGTCCACGGTAGTTATCATCCCACGACCTCAGCTGCTTCTTGAGAGGTGCGTGAAAGACTTCCGGTACACCTTCAAGGAAAGGTGCCCATGCGGGGTTGTCTGCCTGGTTTGTGCCTGACACCTGCTGGGTCTGTCCCTGAGGTTCAGAGACAGGAGTGCTATCGGTGGCTGGGCTGAAGGCTTCTTTACCACCTGAACTAACAGATGCGAAGTCTTCTACAGTAATGCCAGGTCCTGAATCACCAGACGACCCACTATCGAACTCGGACATGCAACTTCCTAACTGGAGGCTCCTGTACCCTTACTGGCCCTGGGAGTAGATGAGTGTTAAGCGAGACCTGCGTTGTTAGCTACCGTGCTACGCAGATAAAACAACTTGTCCCAGATGCTCTCCTGAGCAAGTCTGGTAGCAGTCCAGTAGGTGCCGTTGTTAGCTGCCAACCAAGCATCCAACGTGCGGGTGTCTTGAGTAGCTGCAAACTCAGCTGCGGTGGCAGGACTTGCGACATCAGTTGGAGTCCAACGTTTGTCGGTAACAGTGATGCCCATGCCATAACCTGGAACCATTGTGATATTAGCCATGATTCACCTCCCTTACATACCCATACCTGGCGGCATACCTGGCGGCATACCTTCTTGTCCCCCTCCTGGGGGTGGAGGTGGTCCCCCTCCTGGGGGAGGTGCGCCACCTGGCGGTTGACCTTCCATACCCGGAGGACCTTGTGAGGGATCGCCTGACATACCCATTGATCCTGGAGGTGCACCCTGCTGAGCAGCACCCATCATGGGATTAAGCATGGCAGCATAAGCACGCATCTCATGTAGCTTGATATGCTTAGCGAACTGATCCTGAACCATAGGATCGAGCATCTCAAACTCTTGAGACTTACGGTAGTTGTTATGAGTGGTGATGTGCACCTGATGGTTGTCCCACTCGTTCACCTTCACCATAGGTGGATAGGTGTTCGCGTTAACAGGATCAATAACAGGTAGTCCGGTGTTGGGATCACGTGACCCTTCACCACCGACAGCTGCGTTCTCCATCTGTTCGATATTGAACTGCTGCAACTGCTCAGGTGTGATCTTCTTCATGCGCAGGTTCTCACGTTGCGCACATCTCATGTCAATACGCATCCTGTCGACCAGGACGTTAACCGAGCCCATCTCCATCATATCCAGCATCTGTTGTGCTGTGATGGCTCCCGACTGGAACAGGTCCATCAAGAAAGCCTGACGTGCAGACTTGCTCATAGGTAGAGATGAGCCCGGCTCAACACGCACGTCTAGCCCATTGGCAATGTCACTGCCTTTGAGCGCGAAGCTGTCAAATGCGCGGTCCATGCCAGCCACACGGATGATCCGGGGGACATCCCAGAAGTCCACTACAAGTGATAGCGCGTGACGTGCGATCTTAGTGATGGCCTGTTCCATTGACGACATGGTTGTCGCCAGCATCGACTCGTCCTTCTCTTGAAGGTACGCAATCGCAGTTGCTGCAACAACACCTTGTCCGGGTGCCATACCACGTGATACTTGATGTTGGCCCGCGACATCTTCAATGTCCGAGATAATACGACCGAGTTCTTCGAGCACATAATTAGGTATGGGTGTGAGAGGAAGTGGCTCTGGTTTACCCAACGCGGGCTTATAGAATACAAGCTTACCCGGTTCAGAGGTGTACTTTGACGGGTCCATTGTTCCAATGGGCACCAACAGTTGTGGCCGCGCCATACGGTTCTTGGACTCGATAATCTGATTACGAGTCTTGTTGTACTCGACTTGAAGTGGATTGGTGTCATTAAGCGTAGAATCGGCATAGAACTTGCCATTCATCCGATCCTTAATGTGCGAGTAAGGGTACTCGTCATGTGTGTAGGGCATACCCTCCACAAAGTTGACCATCTTGTCACCTACGATGGTAACCAACCCACCATTAGGCAGCAGAGGACATGAGCCTGACTTCACATAGGCTTCAATTAGCAGCACTGAGTCAGGCTTGGCAATGTTACTACCAGTGCTCTGGAAGTAAGCTGACTCGAAGATTTCGGTCTTAGCTACAGAGGTAGCCTCGAAATCTTGCTTAAAGCGCTGACGTGCCCACTCGATAGGCTTGGTATAAGCCTCGAACATATGAGGCTGGTTCTCGATGTCCTCTTCGAGCAGGTCAGGAAAGAACAGGTTATAAGGCGTGACGACACCAAAGGACACGTTACCTGTCGTAGGTAGACCCATGACAGTCTTAAGCTGCCTGTCGATGAAGTCCTTGTCGTACCATGTCTTGAGGAAACCATTACCAGTGACACAGCACCAGAACGCCATACGTTCCAGTTTCCACTGGAGGTTGTTGTGCATGTAGAGAAACTCCCAGACAGCCTCGCCTGACTGGGCAGCAAACAGGTCATCATCTTCACCGGAGGCAGGTACAACCGTTACAGTTGGTTTCTGTGTTGTCATCCTGGTGACGTTAGTCATCACGAGGGGACGGGTACGGTTGGTGATACTACGTTCACGGTGGCGAGGCGAAGGTGGCGTGCCAATCTTGGCAATGCCACTCTGACCTGTGAGTTCCTGGATGTACTGGTTACCTGCATACATTTGCAGGTTGATGTCCCAGGTACGACGGACACGTTGCCTGTCCGTCTTCATCTTGTCGTAGTTCTCCTTGACCCACGACACTAACCTGGCTTGATCCTTCTCAGAAGGTAACTTAGGCTTCTCCGTTGACTTCTGCTCTAATCCGTTCAAACTCGGCTGTTGAGAGGTCGCCTGAGAAGTTGGTGGCAGCATCATAGATGGGGCTGTCATAACCTCGCCTCTTCAAACGTTCGATCTCAGCTTCATCTGTGGGATCGTAGTCTGAGTCTAACACCGAGCTAGCATCTGTCGCTACAACCTGATATGTCATCGGGTCTTTAACCGACAGGAGGTCTACCGAGTGTCTCAACAACGATATTAGCTCCGACGTGTTCCGGGTGCTCTTCTGTTGGAAATAGAGTATCAACCACAGGCTCAACAGTGAGGTTGCGAACACGATGGACATAAGTATCAACAGCTGCCACCAAACCACTTTGCAGGTCCTCCATTGCATCTACAGCCATAGCAAGCTGTCGCTTCATCGTGTCGTTCTCTTCCATCAACCTCACAGCGTCAGACCTACGCATGAGATCAAGCTCCGGTACATGTACCGATTCCAAGATACATTCAGTGCAAATAAGCAACGTGCCGAAGTAGTCAATGTCGATATGGAAGTCGATGCAAGGTCTACGACTGGAACCACAAATGGCACAGCTACCCGGAAAGGGAAGATGCTCTACCTGAATGAAATGAAACCTGTCGCTACTCATATTCAAACTCCCTAAGATCATACCCTACAGTGATGTTCCATGTAGATGAATCAGAATCACGTGACGCTGCGGGACCAAACTTATCAATGTAATCCCATATGGTACCAACGTCACTAACATCTAGAGTGTGTTCTGACCTTGGAGAGATGTCAAGACCCTGTGCTGATAGTTCAGGTAAGAAGGTGAAGAAGTACCTCAGAGCATCAGGTGCGTGGTCATCCTTCTTATGGATAGTCTCACGTGAGTTGTTGGAGTCCTCTAGCTTAGGACTAGTATAGTAGTCCCAGTGTAGTGCCTTCATCTCACGAATCATGTTCTGGCAACCTAACGTACACTGCCAATAAGGCATACCAGTCTGAGGATTATGATGCAGATAAGTGTTAATTCTATCGACACCTATGCTCACATTCTTAGGTACCGAATCCAGAGAGAAGTATATGCCACCTTCTGCATATAGGGTCTGAATCGAATTACCGGACTGAGCCTGTCGCTGCTTCATAGCAGGGTCACCAGTCCTGAGGAACACATCAATGTCGTTATCTAGTTCCCACTGAACAAACTCAGCTGCCCAGTCCTTAACGATCTTCTCACGTCCATAGAACTCCTTGAACGTAACTACAGAACCACCATCAGGACTGACAGCATGATATAGACCAGCAGTAGGATTGTTGTACCCATGATCGAGGCTATGATAAATAAGCCAATCACGAGGCGGACGCCATCCAGCACTGAGCGTGCCGTGGACACTAGCCATGAAGTCTGGGAATACGAGCCCACCTCTGGGAACAAACTTTCCATGTTCGCGCTTAGCTCTTTCATCATCATCCAAGAAAGCTAGAGCGGTCATCTTCTCTGAAACCGACAGGTAAGGATTGTCAGCCATGTCGACTTCGATGATAGCCAGGTCCTCTTTGGTACCTGACTTCCCTGGCAGGTAAAGGGTGTTATATGTCCAGGTCAGACCCTGGACAGGGGTCATGGTGATCCATACTGAACCACCTACGTCAATGGTACGAATCAGGTTTTCTTCAAAGATTCGTCTAGGTGGTTCCTCATCGAAGTGTATAAAGTCACGAGACGTTCCTGCGTGCTTGTCGAGGTCTTGATCGTAGGATTTGAAGTCGATCTCATTGCCGTTTGCCAAAGTGAGGGTGCGTTCTGAGAGGGACCATGACCGTTCCCATGAACCGTCAATAAGGTCACTCGGTACGATCCATCGCTTGAAGATAGGCAGGAGTATACCCTGTACTCCGTTGATGAAATCAACCCCAAGAACGCGACCGTGGATTCTTTTGTCGGGAATCTTACGGTATGGGTGTCTACCCGTAACCCACCACAAATCTTCAACAACGCCGCCAACCGACTTGCCTGACCTGTTCCCTCCAATGTACAACCTTACTGTCTTGTCAGCTTCGTGAAAGAGACGTTGCTTGGTATGTGGCTGGTAAGCGTGCATATTCGGTTCATTAGCCTGATTCTTAAACGCCTTAGCTAATGACTGAATCATCTCCAACTTATCAGGAGGTTCTTCATCTTCTTTCTTACGGCGTGGTGGCATTGATGATTCCCAACTTGGTCAACTCGTTCAGTAGTTGGTTCATAATGTCATTCATGTTGTTAGTTCGGGAACCACTGATAGTACTCGACAGGAGGACGTTACTGGTGGTGCCATCATGCACATGTCCACCTTCACACGCCTGGTTACGACCTTTACCTAAGGTGTGGTGCTGAGCCTCAGGACGTGAGTCCGAGTCACTCTGTCGATGAAAAGCCAAGACCGTTCTGGCATCAGCCGTTTTCAGATCAACAGGTTTATCTGTCGACTTAGGACCACCTCCGACAGGAGGTGCCTCAGTATTATTCATACCATCGGCCTTACCACCGAGATAAACACAGATGAAAGCATACTCAACTGATTCGTAGGTGCATAGTTCTGAAAGATACCAACTACCCAGTCCCCGACATTAAACGGTCTGATATACTGGACATTGAGGCATGTAGCAGTAGGATTGGTCTGTAGTCTATTCTCCATGTGTGTGTAATCAGCACCGTTAATCATAAGTGACCCACAGA